AGATAATGAATGCCCGCCCTAGTTGTACTAGGCCGAGCAAACAAAAGGTGTGAGAAGAGATGTCCACAATACCTTAAAAATAAATATCTTGCAACACTTGATTTTGTAATATATGTTCCCATATCACTATGCAAGAAAGCATAATAAAATAAACAAAAGGAGAAGAAATGGCAGACCCAAATAAATATAAGTCAGTATCCGTGAACATGAAAGCTTACAATGCTTTAATGTATTTAACGGGCAAATATACAGATGCAGAATTAAGCATAAGTAAAGTTATAGAACATCTTGCTATTAAAAATGCTAGATCAAAAGGATACAAGAATGGACATTCAAAATAAAAATCATAAAATTATTTGCCATGATTGTGGTGGTAATGGGTATCGTAGAGATTGCTATGGTGAAGTATATCAATGTAAAGAATGTAAATCACAAGGTGAGATAACATTTACAGAAGAGGAAATGTTAGAAAACATTGATGATGCAGGGATGCCAGTATGACATATAAAATTAAAGTTATGATATTATGTTTATTGTTAGCTGGTTGTCTTGGTCCAGAACTGTTACGAATAAGTGGTGTTGGAATAAAAATGGGGGATATAATAACAGTTCCACATAAAATAGAAACTTTAAAGAAAGATAAAAATGACTAAAAGAAAAATAGCTGGGTATTATGGTTATTGGTGTCCAATAAAAAAGAAACGTATATTTAAAACTTTATATGAAAAAAGAAATTAAAAAATACGAACCAAATGTTTGGATGTTGATAGTAATTATTAGTTGGTTATTATTAATCTTATCCGTACTCATATACAAATGAAACGTGGACCAAATGATTTAGATGAAATTATTTATCGTCTAACAAAAGAAAATAAAAAGTTAAAAAGTAAATTAAAGCTTTTATCTTCTAAAAAATTAGTTGATAAAATTTTAAAATGTAAGGAGAGTATGTGACTAAAAATATTATAAAGATAAATGATTATCTAGGTGTTGCAGTTAAAAATGTACATAATGGTAATGATATAATTGTTATTAGAAAAAATAATCCAAATTTAACTATGAAACTTAGACATGAGAAAAACAAAAAAAGATTTAGAGCTTGAGTTTATTTATAACGAACTGTTTGATAAAATGGTTGAACTTGTATTACGTTATAATGAACCACAGATTGTAGCTTCTACTATGATGGCGCAAGCAATGCGATTATATAAAACTGTATTTAAACATGACGGAGAATTTAGAGAAGCTATGGATACTATTATGAAACAATCTAAAGATATAAAACCTTTTAATCATACAACGTTACATTAATGAAACAAAATAAAAGAAGATCAGAGCGGGGTAAAGGTTGGGATGGTAAATCTCGTATTCCTGATAAAACTTATAAAGAAAACTATGATCAAATAGATTGGTCTTACGTAAAGAAAGAAGAAAAGAAATATAATAAAAATGATTAAATTAGAAAATATAGAAAAATTAAAAAATTTTGTTGAGCCAGATGTGTATGTTATATATCCAACTGGTGGTTATCATTTTTTTAGTTTATCAAAAAATGCTCCACAAAAATATAAAGAACCAATTTGGCCATATGTAAAAAAATTAAAAAGATTAAATAATAGAGGGCATTTTAAAAAAGGCATAATAACTCCTGGAATAAATCAAAATAAAAGTTGGTATCCCGTATTAAATTTAGAACGTTATGTTATGAGAAAATCATCTAAAAGAAGAGAAACAAAAAAACAATCTATGCATCAGTTAGTTGCATTGGCTTTTATACCAAATTTAGATCCATTAAATAATACAGTTGTTCATCATAAAAACAATGATAAATGTGATTATAGAATTGAGAATTTAGAATGGAGTAGTATGAAAAAAAATTCAATTGGTACACCTATGTATTTACGAAAGACTCCGGATCAAGTTTGGGAACTTTACAGCCGAACATTATCTTATGAAACATAATCCTAAATTCATCTATCCTAAATCAACGCGTGCAACTGTTGACGGACATCGTCACTATGATCTAGGAGCAGCAAAGCTTCCATCTGTTACAACAATTCTATCTGCAACTCAACCGGAGGAGAAACGTAAATCACTAGAGTTGTGGCGCAGACGAGTAGGCGAGGCTGAAGCAGCGCGGATCGTGGATAGTTCTGCAACGCGTGGAACGGCTATGCATACCATTATTGAAAGCTTTTTAACTGGTCAATATCATTTAGATTTAACTGATATAGGTCGTAATGCTCATACCATGGCTCAAACCATTATAGATAATGGATTAAAGAACAAAATCAGTGAATATTATGGCATAGAAGCTACCATGTATTACCCAGAACTATATGCAGGTGCTACAGATTTAGTTGCAGTCCATGATGGAAAAGACAGCATTATTGATTTCAAACAATCTAATAAACCAAAGAAACGCGAATGGATTCATGACTATTGTTTACAACTTGCAGCCTATGCAATGGCTCACAACGTGGTACATGGTACTCAAATACAAAAAGGAGTTATTATGATGGTAACCCCTGAAAACATTTATCAAGAATTTATAATAGAAGGAAACGAACTTAAAAAATATAAACATGAATTTTTGAGAAGAATAGATTTATATTACAACCAATTAAAAAAATAAAATGCCTAATAAAGATCCTATAAAAAGAAAAGAATATCATGCAACATATTATTTGAATAATAAAGATGAAATGAATGAAAGAGCAAAAAATTGGAAAAAAAATAATAAAGAAAAAGTTAAAGAAATAAATAGAAAATGTTTAAAAAAAAGATATTACAAATATAGAAAAGAAATAATTAAAAAAACTGTAGAATATGAAAGAAAAAAACTTAAAACAGATATAAATTGGGTGTTAAGAAAAAGATTAAGAGCTAGATTAAAAGCGGCGTTAAAAGGTATAAGTAAATCTAAAAGCACTATGGAACTTTTAGGTATATCTCATCTGGATTTTTTAAAAACATATCTAGAATGTAAGTTTAAAGAAGGAATGACTTGGGAAAATAGGCATCTTTGGCATATAGACCACATAAAACCTTGTTCATCTTTCGACTTGACAAAACCCGAAGAACAGGCAAAATGCTTTCATTATACAAACTTACAGCCCTTATGGGCCAGCGAAAATCTGTCAAAAGGAAACAGAATAAGCTAATTCAATCAACTAACATTGCCGGAGGACTACGTGAATAATTTAAAACATTATGTACTGTATCTGATAACAATAATACTTTGGGTATTTATTGTATTGTTTGTAGTCTTTTCAGAACCCGCCTTTGGCTATAAAAACAACAGAGAATTCATAGAATCAGTCAATAAATGCGCTGATTATCTTGATAAAAGATATAAAAAGGAAGAAAGAATACCAAGAAAACTATTACTAACACAAGCAGCACTAGAATCTAATTATGGTCGCAGTCGTTATGCTTTAGAGGGAAACAATTTAATGGGCATATATCAGTTTAAAAACTTACATACCGGCATGACCCCTAGCCAAAACCCAAATGCGAAGTTTAGAGTGGCTAAATTTAAGTCTAAATGCCATTCTATAGACTATTACATAAATCTATTAAATACGAAGGATTCTTACAAATCATTTAGAAATGAGCGTGAATTACAGTCAAAATTGCGTGTTAATGACGTAAATCGCTATTTTAACCTACTTTACAACTATTCTACTAACCCTGAATATCCACAACTATTGAAAAGAACTTATAAAGAAATAATTGATATGGGTTTTTAACCACTTGACATTCTGGGAATTTATACTATATTAATTCTATAACTAATAAAGGAGAAAGAAAATGCTTGTAAAAGAACTAATTGCAGAACTTTTGGAACATGATGTTAATTCTGAAATTAAAGTAGTTTTATCAAATCTTCCAAATGATGTTTATTATAGAGCTGATATCAGTGATTTAGATATAGATGGCTATGGAGATACGGTTGATATTACATTGTCTCCTTTTCAATTTTATAAAGATGGAAATCCATCAACTGATCCAAAAAGACATCATACTCATGAGAATAGTTTTGCGAAGTATTTAGATGAAAATATTAAGGAAAAATGCCCAGAATTCATAGATTATGTAAAAGATGGTGAATATATGGATAAAAATGATAATTGATTTAATGTGGGGTTTTTAGGCCCCACACCATTTGCTCACTCGTCTTCGTCTTCATCTTCGATATCATCGTCTAGGTCTTCGTCTTCGTTACATTGACATTGATTATCCTCAAGCTCTATAACTTTATCTCTTAAAGTATCTAGATCTTCTTGGATTCTATCCATGATATCTTCTATTGATTGTTTCTTTTTAGCCATGCTGAATTACCCCCGATCCGCGATCCGCTAATAGCAGATCATTGTGGCAAGGCAAGGGAATAGTGGTCCGTGGCGGCCGTGGCGTGGTCCGGGGAGCGTGGATCGTTGATTTATATAGCTTTTTTCTTGTTCCGCCACCATAAGGGAGATTTTAGGGGTAGTGATGAATATTTTTTTTGAAAAAAAATACCGTGGCGGCGTGGCGTCGTGGCGTTTTGTTGTATACCAACGGTTCTAGCTGTTTTGACAAAAAGACGCCGTGGCGAATCGTTGGTATTGGCTACTGTTCGCTTGGCGTTCTCATCGTTTTACGCCATTTAGATAAAAAAGTGTTGGTATTGGCTGCTCATCTATAGTCTGCGCGCGAGACTTTTTTTTGGTATTTTTTTCTTAATTGACCCCCTAAAATTCCCCTTATATAAAACTGGTAATGAAAATAGACAAGTTTCCTAGAATTAAACTACATTGGATAGATATACTTGGTGATACAGGTTGGGCTGATGATGATGAGTTTAGTGAAATGGAGTGTAGTACTTGTGTAAGTGAAGGATTTCTATTTCATAAGGATGATACAAAGTTAATGACGTTTTCATCTTATGAATCAGATTCAGATGGAAATATAATTAGTTTTGGAGATCGTAATGTTTATCCAATTGGATGCGTTAAAGAAATTGTTTACCTTTAATTGTCCATGGAAGACAACTGCTGGATGTTTATTATTAAACAACTGCAAATGTAAAAACAATTAACTGTTTGATATTAATTCTTCTTTTTGATTTGTATTATCTTTTGATTCTTCTTTAACTGTTTCAAAGTCTGCCTCTACCAATAAACCTTTATTATCTTCTAAAATCTGTTTCATCTTTGCTTCCAGTTCAGCAGGAGTTAAACTATCTAATGAACCATATTTAATAATCTTTTGATCTATATATAATCCAGCAGCTTTACCTCTAGCAACTTCTGCATTGATGGCAGCAGACCATGCACCTTTCTGTCTAGATTCCTCTCTAAGTTTAGCAAGTTCAGCAATATGATTTTCAAATGTAACTTCATATTTCTTTTGCATCTCTTCTCTTAGTTCACCAATGTATTTAACAACTAATGGAGATATCTTTGGATTGGTTAATTCATGTCCAGCTTGCCTAGGTCTTGTTTCATACCCAGCTTCCATTGCACATTCAGTTTTAGTTTTTCTACCTTCATTAAAAACTAATAACTCTGCAAATTTTATTTGTCGTTCTGTTAATTCTTTTGGTACACCCATAATATTGACATATATCGTAACTTATAGTACAAATCAATCGTAACATTAATCTCCGATGAAATGGTGTGGGGTTGGCTTACGAGAAGATGAATGATTATACCTTCAGATACTGGGCCCCACCTAAAACATTATGGTAAACGGTAAAACACTATTAAGTATATTAACTAAGTTTGTTAAAGGTTCTGAAGTTGGAGCCAATGCACGTATTCAAGTTCAAATGCCTAATGGCGATCTACATGACATTACAGAGGTTAAACTAATGGAAAACATGTTAATTGGTTTGTATGAAACCCATAGAATTGTATTAGTTACTGAAAAAGAAAAACATAAAATGTCTAAAGTTATACGTTCAAGTAATATCGTTTAAGTACGATGAAACCAGAGTCTAAATTTTGGCAACAAGTTAAGAAAAATACACCTAAAATTAAATGGACAAGACTAGAGTCTTGGGCATCCTTTGGAGTTCCAGATCTATTGGGATATCATGATTCTTGTGGATTTTTTATGGTTGAACTTAAAGTAGCGAAGGGTAATAAAATACATCTTTCACCTCATCAGATTCTATTTCATACAACCATGACAAAGCGTAATTTTATCCTAGTAAGAGGCGCCTCTGCCTCTTCTGTAAAACTTTATCAAAGCTCCGCGATCCACGAACTACGCACCTCGCTGCGCGATGCGAAGACCGCGGCCCAGGATGATTGGACCGCGATCCAGGAGGCATTAATCGGAGGCGATTAATTCTTGAATTTATTATTAACGTCCCGCGATTCGCGGTACTTCTTATCAAAATCGTCTGTTTGCTTATTGTCAGTATAGATCATATACCAATATAACATCACACCAACCAATAGCGTAACGCCGGCCCCCGTTACGAGGAACGCGTACAGTTCTTTAAAGAACTCAATCATTGGCAACTCCAATCTGATATCTTCTCGTTCACCGCTTCTTCTAAAGTCTCTGCTTCTGCAATGATATCTTCATGCGGCGCAAGACCCAAGGATCGCGCTTCGTCAATAAACATTGTAGATAAGTGAGAAGCTTTGCCCATAAACTCACCTTCATTATACTTGCCACTTAACCAGTCGTGGAAGTAGTTGTGTGATAATTGTTCTAATGTCATATTTTTCCTTTCTATTCTGTTTGTTCTGTTCCTGAACCGTTGCAATCTTCGCATTCATTTTCATGAACACCACAATCCATTGGCCAGTCTTCAGAAAAGATATAATGTTTAGTTGTTACGCCTTCTCCATTACAAGTCTTACATTTTTCTTTAGTCATTACTCATCCTCCTTTATTGGTTTGTTAAGTGCGAAATCAATTATATCTTTAATCTCCTCCGCGCTATTCTTGCCGTTGATAACATCAAGGAATAGATCCGCGATATCATCCATATCAGCATTGAACTGATATAAGTCTTGTCTTGTTACTTGTTTCATAATCATCCTTTCTATTTATAATAATAGATTATCCCATAATAATAGTCAAGTCAATATATAAATAAATATTTATCAACGATCCACGAATCGAGAACAACGGAACGCGATATGTCAATGCGACATATTGTCGCAGGCGCGCCTGCGTTGTACACGTGTAGGTTGTGCGCACGCTCGCGCATAGGTTGTGCGCCGCTGCGCGGCTCTCCTTTCTTCGGGCCCGCTTCGCGGGCCGTGGGTCGGGGATTGGTATGCTGTTGCATTGTGGATACACTGTTGCATAAATGTCACAGCCCGCTGCGCGGGCGGGGTGCAGCCCTCGCCGCTTCGCGGCTCGGGGACGGCGCGCTGTTGCGCGCCTCCTTATGGGTCCCAAGGGATCTAGTATGCCGATAGTCCGTGACCCCCCATCCCCCTTAAAATATATAGGGGTCCCAACAGATTACCCTTTAGACCTAGATTTAGACATTCAACCGTGATAAATACATTGTAAAAAAATATCAAAGGTGCAAAAATTTTATAAAAAAATTTATAAAAAAATTTTATGGATTTAAGTAAGATAGATCTGAATAAACTCCCCGTGGATGCACGTAAGGATTTTATGAAGTATGCAATAAAGTTAGATGAGAAGAAAAAAGAAGAAAAGGTACATAAAGACTTCTTAACTTTTGTAAAATCAGTCTGGCCAGATTTTGTTGAAGGTTCACATCATAAAAAAATTGCTGATCAATTTAATCGTCTTGCAGAAGGAAAGATTAATAGATTAATTATTAACATGCCTCCTCGACATACGAAGTCAGAGTTTGCATCATTCTTACTTCCTGCTTGGATGATTGGTAAGAATCCTAAATTAAAAATTATTCAAACAACCCATACAACCGAACTTGCAGTACGCTTTGGTAGAAAAGCAAAACATTTAATTGATAGCCAAGAATATAAAACATTTTTTAAAACTACATTGCGCGAAGATTCACAAGCCGCGGGCCGTTGGGAAACGGAACAAGGTGGTGAATACTTTGCAGCGGGTGTTGGCGGGGCGATCACGGGCCGCGGAGCGGATTTACTTATTATCGATGACCCGCACTCGGAACAAGACGCTATGAATCCAGAATCATTGGAACGTGCTTATGAGTGGTATACTTCAGGTCCACGTCAGCGATTACAACCCGGTGGAAAAATAGTTGTGGTTATGACGCGTTGGTCGTTGAAAGATCTTACCGGAGCGTTGATCGGGGCTCAAAAAGAATTAAAGTCAGATCAATGGGAGGTTGTAGAATTTCCAGCTATCCTTCCGAACAATACTCCTGTATGGCCAGAGTATTGGAAGTTATCAGAATTAGAATCTGTCAAAGCATCTTTGTCAGTTCAGAAATGGAATGCACAATGGATGCAGAATCCAACATCAGAAGAAGGTTCAATCATTAAGCGTGAATGGTGGCGTAAGTGGGATAGAGATTATATTCCATCTTTGTATCATGTGATTCAAAGTTATGACACGGCATTTCTTAAAAAGGAATCTGCTGACTTTTCAGCTATTACGACTTGGGGTGTATTTTATCCAAGCGAGGATAGCGGACCGAATTTAATACTATTAGATTCTGTAAAAGAAAGATTAGAGTTTCCAGAGTTAAGACGTAAAGCATTAGAACAGTATTACTATTGGAAACCCGATTCGGTGATCGTGGAATCAAAAGCATCAGGATTACCGCTAACTTATGAATTACGTAAAATGGGTATTCCAGTCATTAACTTTACACCAAGCAAAGGAAATGATAAGCACTCTAGAGTAAATGCTGTAGCACCGTTATTTGAATCAGGTCAAATATGGGCTCCAGAACATAAGTTTGCAGAAGAGGTTATTGAGGAATGCGCGGCATTTCCATATGGAGATCATGATGACCTCGTTGACTCAATGACACAGGCTGTAATGAGATTTAGACAGGGTGGCTTTATTGAACACCCAGAGGACTATGCAGATGAAAAAATTATTCATGAGGAAAAGGAATATTACTAAATGAAACAAATCCTATTTAAACTTTTTGAAAATTTAAAACAATTAGGAATTAAACCTAATATTGGTAGTAGAACTAATGTAACTCCAATACCAGGATCAGAAATAGATAGATTAATTAATAGAAAAGTTACTCCAAAAGAATTTGATTATTCAAAACCAGAAGTTGTAGATAGTATGAGAAGCATAGTTCAAAATGCTTCTGACTATGTAGGTCAATTTACAGAAAGACAATTAAAAACATTTAATGATAACGTTGAAAGAATTTTAGGAGTTATTAAACCAAAAGAAACAACTGCTGAAGTTGTAGATCTTGCAACCAAAGAAAAGATTACAGGACCTGGACTTGAAAGTTTAATGAGAGAAAAAGGAGTTGCTCCTATTAGTAGAAAAACTATTGAAGCTGAAACTTTAATTAAACAATTTTTAGATGATGATTTAATTTCATTAAATGCAAAACAAATAGATCAACTATCTAGAGGAAAAGCCGAAGATGTATTTGAAAATATATTTGGAAGTAAAGCTAAAGAATTAATTACAGGTAAGAATACTAATGAAAGTTTAAATGAAGTTTATAATAAATTAAAAACTACTAAAGATGCAAGAGGAAGATTACCCGATGATCCAAACTTTGATCCATCGGATATAAACTTTAAAGATGGTGGATCTGTATCTGAAGATGTTAAAAAATTACTTAAAGAAGAATTCATAGAATTAATTAATGCAGATCCTGAATCATTTCCAGATACTAATGCTGGGTTTAGAAGATTTTTAAAACGTAAAGGATCACCAGTATTTAATTATAAAAAAGGTGGTAAGGTTAAAGAGAAAGCAGAAGAACCATTAAGCAAATATAAATCTTATTCTGAAAATGAATTACTATCTAGCTTAGATGCTAAGATGCCTAATCTTGAAATAATAGAAGATGAATTTATTACTATGCCTATTCTTGAACCAACAGACATAGTACCACCAAGAGCTGTTCCAAACATGCCAAGTTTAGAAGGTATATTAAATGCTGTTTACAAAGAACCAATTGGAATTAAAAATGGTGGGTACATTAGTAAAGGTGGCAAAGTTAATACAAATTTGACAAAAACAATACCACCTGTTAAAGGTCCTAACTCTCAAGGTGTTGAAACATTATTTAAAAAAAGATAGAATATAATCATGGCAGATATAGATAAATCATTACCGAACGTTACCCCAACTCCATCAGATCCTGAATTCAAAGAACAAGAAATTGGTTTAGAACAAACACAGGAAATTACACCTATTGAAAATGTTGAAATGAATCAAATGGAAGATGGTGGTGTAGAAATTTCTTTTGATCCAACTCAAGAACTACAATCAGATAATCATTCTTCAAATTTAGCAGAAGTAATTGATGAACAAGAATTAGGACAAATAGGTGCAGATTTAGTTGATAACTATCTTGAATATCGTTCTTCAAGACAAGATTGGGAAACAACTTATACAAATGGTTTAGATCTTTTAGGATTTAAATATGAAAGACGAACGGAACCATTTAGAGGTGCATCAGGTGTAACACACCCAGTACTTGCAGAATCTGTAACTCAATTTCAATCACAAGCTTATAAAGAATTATTACCAGCAGATGGACCGGTACGAACTCAAATCATTGGAGCAATAACTCCTGAAAGATTAGATCAAGCATCTCGCGTTAAAGATTTCATGAACTATGAGATTATGGATGTAATGAAAGAATACGAACCTGAATTTGATCAGATGTTATTCTATTTACCATTATCAGGATCTACATTTAAAAAAGTTTATTATGATGAATTATTAGGAAGAGCTGTATCTAAATTTATTCCAGCTGAAGATTTAATAGTTCCTTATTCTGCAACTTCATTAGAAGATGCTGAAGCAGTTATTCATACAATTAAAATTTCAGCAAATGATTTAAGAAAACAACAAGTAAGTGGTTTCTACAGAGATGTTGAACTTGGTGAACCAGCTATTCAAACAGATCAATTACAAGAAAAAAAACAAAAGTTAGAAGGTATTAGAGTTGAAAGACAAGATGACATTTACACTTTATTAGAGTGTCATGTTTATTTAGATCTGCCTGGATTTGAAGATAAAGATCCGCAGACTGGTGAGCCCACAGGAATTAAACTTCCATATGTTGTAACTATTGAAGAATCTTCTAGAGAAGTTTTATCTATAAGACGTAACTATTCTGAAACAGATCCTAAGAAAAATAAAATTAATTACTTTGTACACTTTAAATTTTTACCAGGTTTAGGATTCTATGGCTTTGGATTAATTCACATGATTGGTGGATTGTCACGTACTGCAACAAGTGCTTTAAGACAGTTATTAGATGCAGGAACATTAGCTAACTTACCAGCTGGATTTAAAATGCGTGGCATTAGAGTTAGAGATGATGCACAACCATTACAACCAGGAGAATGGAGAGATGTAGATGCTCCAGGAGGAAATATTAAAGATAACTTTATGGCATTGCCATTTAAAGGACCAGATCAAACACTATTGCAATTAATGGGACTTGTAGTTCAAGCAGGTCAACGCTTCGCGTCCATCGCTGACTCACAAGTGGGTGAAGGGAATCAACAAGCGGCTGTAGGTACGACGTTAGCGTTATTGGAACGTGGTTCAAGAGTTATGTCTGCAATACACAAAAGAATTTATGCTTCATTAAAACAAGAATTTAAATTATTAGCAAATGTATTTAAAACATATTTACCACCAGTATATCCATATGATGTAGTAGGTGGAAATAAACAAATTAAAGTTGCAGACTTTGATGATAGAGTTGATATTGTTCCAGTTGCAGATCCAAATATATTTTCTCAAACACAAAGAATTAGTTTAGCACAAACTCAATTACAACTTGCTCAATCTAATCCACAGATTCATAATTTATATCAAGCTTACAAAGATATGTATCAAGCGATTGGTGTAGATAATATTGATTTAATATTACCTCCTCCAGCTAGACCGATGCCAATGGATCCAAGTTTAGAACATATTAGTGCAATGGGAGCTCAACCATTCCAAGCTTTCCCAGGACAAGATCATAGAGCACACATTGAAGCTCATTTAAACTTTATGCAATTAAATATGGTTAGAAATAATCCAGTTATAGTTGCTGCAATTCAAAAAAATATACTTGAGCACATCTCAATTATGGCTCAAGAACAAGTTCAATTAGAGTTTTCAAAAGAATTACAACAATTACCTATGTTACAACAACAGGCAGCTCAAAACCCTGCTCTTGCACAACAGTTACAAATGGTAATGCAGAAGATTGAATCTAGAAAAGCTGTATTAGTAGCTGAAATGACAGCTGATTTCATGAAAGAGGAGAACCAAATTACATCTCAATTTGATTCTGACCCATTATTGAAGCTAAAATCACGTGAAGTTGACCTAAGAGCCATGGAAAATGAGCAAAAACGCAAGGAAGCTGAAGATAGATTGAATTTAGACAAGATGAGAGCTTTAATGAATCAACAAAATAATGAAAATAAGCTTGAACAAAACGAAAATTTAGCTAAACTGCGAGCTGGTGTAAGTCTTGCAAAGCAAGGAGCACAACAAGTTAAAATTAAGGGTATATAATTATGAAAAAAATGTCACAAAGCCAAAAAAAAGTTGGTAAAGTTATGAGAGAATTTAAAAAAGGAGAATTACATTCTGGTAAATCTGGAAAGATTGTAAAAAATCCTAAACAAGCAATTGCAATCGCTTTATCTGAAGCAGGTCAATCTAGAAAACCTATGGCTAAAGGTGGTTCAGTAAATGGTACATCAAGATCAGAGTATGGTAATCTAGTAGATCATTCACAATTTTTAAATAGTGATGGTTATGCACAATCAGTTGATATTGAAATAACTAATCCTCAAGAAACTCAATTAGAACAAGTTGGTGGTCAAAGAAGAATGCTACCAGAAAAGAAAAGAAAAGCGAAGTGGTACTAAACCATGATGCAAATGTTAGGAGCTGTAGCACCTCTAGCAAAAATTCTTTTTAACACAATTGAAAAATCAGTTCCTGATAAAGATTTACAAGCAAAATTAAAAGCAGATCTACAAACTCAATTACTACAATCTAATACACAAGAATTAACTGCAGCAGCAAAGATTATTGAAGCAGAAGCTAAAGCTGGATGGTTTGCATCTAGCTGGAGACCATTATTGATGTATGTATTAATATTTATATTAATATGGAATTATGTATTAGGACCTGTTATCTTATTTTTTTTTAAAGCTTCTATAACTATAACTCTTCCAGGTGATGTTTGGACATTATTACAAATAGGTCTTGGAGGTTATGTTGTAGGCAGAAGCGCAGAATCGGTGGCGCGCACTATGGCGAATAGACCGGCAAACAAAGAACAAGAAAACGGATAAGGATATAACATGAGAAACGATTACAAAATAAGACCAAGAGCACAAATGTTAAAAGGTGGTGGAATTGCTACAAGAGGAACTGGACAAGCTCTTAAAAAAGGTGGAATGGCAGATATGATAACTGCTAAAATGTCAAAGAAGAAAAAAGGTAAAATGATGAAAGGTAAAAGATAATGGCTGGAATTGGAAAACAATTAAGAGGAAGCGGTATTGCAAGAGTAGGTCTTGCTAAAGGCGGAAAAGCATTTCCTGATTTAAACGAAGATGGCAAAGTAACTTTTAAAGATGTTTTAATTGGAAGAGGTGCAGTTAAAAAATCTAAAGGTGGTTATGTAGATATGTCAGAAGAACATGAAGGCATGGAATCTAAAGCTGAAGAAGCTAAAGAATATGCTATGGAAGAAAAAGGTTATGAAGAAACTAAATCTGGCAAAATGGTAAAGAAAAAAACCAAAAAGAAGAAAAAGTAAATGGCTAAACTTTGCCCAAGAGGAAAAGCTGTGGCTAAAAGAAAATTTAAAGTGTATCCAAGTGCATACGCTAACATGTATGCATCAGCTGTTTGTTCTGGCAAAGTAACACCAGGTGGTAAAAATAAATCTCAAAAGAGAAAAGCAGTATCTAATTATAAACAAGGTGGTATTGCAAAAGGATGTGGAGATGTAATGGATAACAGAAGAAAAGTTACAAAGAAATATTAATATGAGTTTACGCAAATGGGTTCAAGAAAAATGGGTGGATATTGGGTCTAAACGTAAAGATGGATCTTATGATCCTTGTGGAAGATCAAAAGGAGAAAAAAGAAAAGGTTATCCAAAATGCGTACCATTAGCTAAAGCTAGAGCAATGTCAGAAGGTCAAAGAAGATCTGCAGTTGCAAGAAAAAGAGCTGCTGGTAATACAGGACCTAAACCTACAAATGTTTCAACATTTTCAAAACGTAAAAAAATGCAAAGAGGTGGAAATGTAACTGGTGAAAAATATTATAAACAAGAAAAGGAAAGACAAGATAATTTTAAAAAATCTGAAAAAGAATTAGATAAAAAATATAAAGAGATTCAAGAAAAAGAAAGAGAATTTGATTATCTTAATATGATACGTCCAGAAGATTCTACCAAAGAATATAATCCAGTGGAATTTTTAAAAGATGGTGGTATTATAAAAGGAAAACCAAGATTAGCAAAAAGAGGTTGGAAATAATATGGGTGATATTGCATTAAGAGGAAAAGGCAGAGTTATGATGGCATCTGGTGGTAGAACTCCAGCATGGCAACGCAAAGAAGGTAAATCAGAATCTGGTGGATTAAATAGAAAAGGTATTGCATCTTATAGAGCCGCAAATCCTGGATCTAAATTATCTATGGCAGTAACTACTAAACCAAGTAAGTTAAAAAAAGGTTCAAAAGCTGCTAATAGAAGAAAATCATTCTGTAGTAGAATGAAAGGGATGCGAGCAAAATTAACTTCAGCTAAAACTGCAAGAGATCCAAATTCAAGAATTAATAAATCTTTAAGAAAATGGAATTGTTAAAAATTAAAGATTTTAAAAAATGTACTAAATGCAAAATTATTAAAGAAAGAACAAAAGAATTTTTTCCACCACATAATAAAGTAAAAGATGGATTAGATAGTTGGTGTCGTAAATGTAGGTCAACTTATAGAAATGATATAAATAGAGGTATGTTTAGAGATTCTATATCGGATGATAATTTAAAAAAATTAAAACTAGAAAAATCTAGTTGTGAGATTTGTGGAGATAAAGAAAATTTAGTTATTGATCATAATCACAAAACAAATGTAGTTAGAGGAAGATTATGTAATCATTGTAATAGAGGATTAGGTCATTTTTTAGATAATACATCTTTATTAAAATCAGCTATAAATTACTTGATAAAAACAGATAAATTTGATAAAGAATATTGGAAAGATTATTTTATAAATAATAAAAATAAAAAATAATGGACGGTGTAGAGGTAATAACAAAATTACAAAGACTGGCTAAAAACCAATTAGAAAATCTTACTTTAAGTATTACTTCAGGTAATGTTGACAATATGGAAAAATACCAGTATATGATAGGACAAATTCGTGTATACGAATATATATTACAGGAACTCTCTAACCTGCTAAGCAAAAAGGAGCATAAAGACAATGGCGGAAACATTATTAAACTCGACTGATGCACAGTCAAAAGAAATACCAAAGACTGTTCTAGGTCTTGAAGAAAAATATCAAGAAGAAAATAAAAAAATTGAAGATAAAACTATAAGAGCAGAAAATATTTCTGAATCTTTAATTGATAGTTTACCAGAACCATCTGGATGGAGAATTTTAGTATTACCATTTACACCAAAAGATAAAACTAAAGGTGGAATTATTATTGCACAAGAATCATTGGATAAATTAAGAATAGCTACTAACTGTGGTTATGTTTTAAAAATTGGACCATTAGCGTATCACGATAAGGAAAGATACCCAACAGGTCCATGGTGTAAAAAAGGAGATTGGGTTATCTTTGCTCGTTATGCGGGTTCAAGATTACCAATAGAAGGTGGAGAAGTGCGACTACTTAACGATGACGAAGTACTTGGGACTATTAAAAATCCTGAAGATGTTCTTCATCACATTTAAACATAGGAGGCACTATGCCAGAAGACAAAAAACAAGAACCAATGATTGATGTTGGCGAAAATGAAGGAGCTGAAATCAATTTGGACGAAAACAACGAGCAGACGAAAGCCGTTGCAGAAGAGAAAATAGAAGTACAACAAGAGGAAGAGAAACCTGTTGTTGAATCTAAAAAAGAAGAGAAACCTGTTGAACAAAAAACAGAAGTAAAAAAAGAACAGGAAAGTGAGTTAGAAAAATATAGCGAAAGCGTTAAAAAACGTATTGCAAAACTAACTTTTGAAAAAAGAGAAGCGGAAAGACAAAAAGAAGAAGCTATCCGTTTTGCTCAAGCAGTTAAACAAGAAGCTGAAAACAAGTATTCAAAACTTGATAAAACTTATGTTTCTGAATTTGAAAAAAGAGTTAAAACAAATTTAGAAGCTGTAAGAACAGCATTAAAAAATGCTATTGAATCAGGTAATGTGGATGCACAAATTGTTGCTCAAGAACAACTTGCAAGTCTAAACATAGATGCTGCAAGATTAGGAGCTTTAAAAGCAAGAGAACAGAATGCTGTTAAATCAGATGTTAAGAGAGATATTAATATAACTCCTCAACAAGCTGAAACACCTAGTGTTGATCCTAAAGCCGAAGATTGGGCTTCTAGAAATTCATGGTTTGGAAGTGATTCCGCTATGACTTATACTGCTTTTGACTTACATAAAAAGCTTGTAAATGAAGAAGGATTCGATCCTAAAAGCGATGATTATTATGCAGAAATAGATAAGAGAATAAGACTTGAATTTCCGCATAAATTTGCTAAGGTAGAAGATAATTCTACAGAAAGAGCAAAACCTGCTCAAACTGTAGCATCGGCGAAACGTCCAAGCCAAACAGGACGCAAAAAAACAGTGAAACTCACACCATCACAAGTAGCAATTGCTAAAAGATTAGGTGTGCCACTCGAAGAATATGCGAAACAAGTAATCGCGAAGGAGGTATAAGCATATGGAAAAAAATAAAACAATGAAGACTTCACGCGCGGTCGAGACTAGGTCTAAAACAAATAGACCACAAGTTTGGACTCCACCATCATCTCTAGACGCACCAACTGCGCCGGACGGATTTAGACATAGATGGATAAGAGCTGAAAGCTTAGGCTTTGATGATACAAAGAATATAGCTGGCAGATTAAGATCAGGTTATGAATTAGTGAGAGCTGACGAATATCCAGATCACAATTATCCTTCAATTAAAGACGGCAAATACGCAGGGGTTATCGGAGTTGGCGGCCTAGTGCTGGCTAGGATACCAGAGGAGATCGCAAAATCTCGTGAAGAGTACTACGCAAAGAGAACTCAAGAACGAGAAGACGCTATTGCAAACGATCCTCTTAAGGAACAGCATCCAAGTATGCCGATCAGCAGTGATAGGCAAACTCGTGTAACTTTTGGTGGTACAAAGAAGGACTAATTATTTAGTAATTCCTATCCAACAAGGTAAATAAAAACTTAAACAAGGATAAAAATATGGCAAACTCAACAACAGCTTTCGGTCTTAGACCGCTAGGCAAAGTTAGTGGGAATCCAGCAAACGGCGGAAATGACGCTTTCAGAATAGCAGATAATGCTTCAACTTCTGTATATCAAGGCGATCTAGTAGGCTTAACTGCTGGTAATATTGTTCCAGTTACTTCATCTGCTACTTCTACAATTTTAGGAGTATT